AAGTCCGTGAATTGAACTAAGTGCCTGCTTTAGCACACCCGGCTTCTTTACGACCTTTTCCCGTTCCAGCACATAAATTAATGTGGCGATAGCGGAGAGAAGCACTTCCGATTCCTTCTTCATTTCGCCCTCTTTCCAGTCAATGACAAAATCCTCATAGGAATCGAATCCTATATATTTTGCGATTTCTGATAGTGTTTTGTAGGAGATAGTGTGCTTGGTATCCCCATTGAGCGGTCGGTTCAGAGTAGAGGGGGCAACGCCACTTTCACGCGCAAGCTTAGAGGAGCTTAACCCGCTCCTTTCTACGATCTCGCGCATCGCCTCAACGGCAATCTCTGAATGACCTTTTTCCATTCCATTGTCATATGCAATATTGCACACAGATGCATTAGGCAAAAATGCGCTTGACGATTGCGCATTATTGCGCATATTATATTCCAGTATGGAACCCATGATATTAGAAAATCCCTCCCTCTATTTTGAAACCAAGGCATCTGAGGCAAATATACGCATTGATGATTTATGCGATGCCGCAGGATTAGCCCGCTCCACCTTCACGCGATGGAAAAGCAAAAAAAACGGCGCAACGTTCGCCAGCATTAAGAAACTCCAGGTAGCCTTAGATAAATTATCCTCACCAAGAAATAATGGGAAGGCAATGCCGCGCTGTATCAAGTCCTGCGCACAAGTCAAGTGAGTTCAAAAAAATTTATTACGTTAATCTATTACGGGTATTCGTTAATTATAGACTAACGAAATATTGATATCCGAAGCTAAAAACACAGACCGCCAAAGGCGGCGTAACGAGGCGACAAAAATAAAGGAGCTGCTCATGGCGGCAAGAAGTTTTGCTACTCACAGGTTCCCTCTACGCCCGCAACATCCCTGTTCCGGCGGGCGAACTCACGGCCAGCGCATAGAGAAATCTTTGCGTTGGCTGCTTTTTAGGGTGGGGTAGGGCATGGGATTACAGGAAGCAATACGCGCTGCCCAAGCCAAGCAATATAGCGGCAAACAGCCCAGCTCGCTTGAGGCGCTGTTCATGCTGCATCTTTCCCAGGCTCCGCTGCAATTCATGCCGGTACGCGAATATAAATTCCATAAGGAAAGAAAGTTCGCATTCGATTTTGCATGGCCGGAACAGAAAATAGCATGCGAGATCGAAGGCGGGACCGACCACAGAAGCCGCCATACTTCACCGGAAGGTTACGCAAGGGATTGCGAGAAGTACAACGAGGCCGCGTTGCTCGGCTGGCGCGTGTATCGCTTCACCGGCAAGCAGGTAAAAAGCATGCAGGCCATAGATTTCATGCGGAGGGTGCTCACGCAATGAATGTCGATTTGTTAATTTTCATCATCCTTCTTTTGGCGGTAGGGCTCCTCTTCGCGCTAATCCTCTGGCTTTTTCCGCCCTCGGGCAAGGGGGAATTGAAATGATGATTCTCCGTTTCGCTTTATTGGCCGCGTTCAATTATGCCGCGCTCGTTTACGCATATCGCCAAGGATGGCGCTACAGGCAATGGGTAATGACTCCCCACAATCGCATAGTAAAAAATAAGAAATCAACAGGCCAGGAGGAAGAGGTATGAAATTTATAAAACCAAGACGCCTACATTCGGCAAATATTCAGGCGGAATTATATAGCAGATGCCAGCGTCTAGGACTTGAGTGCTACTTGGAATATGTGCATGAACGTAATCGTTTTGATGCCCTAATTGTTCACCAGGGCAACATAGTTTGCATAATCGAAGTAAAAAGTTATACCCGCGACAAGCCAGCTAATCGCGCCACCAAGCAGATCGATAAATATAGTAAATACGGCGTTCCTGTTCTCATGCTTGTGCGCATGGCAGATGTAGACCAAATTATTAATGAGATTTTGGGGATAGTAGGTGCTCTATGAGTAATTCATGGTTTCGCCTATACTCCGAATTCGCATCTGACCAGAAAGTGCAGATGATGAATGAAGCATACCAACGCCGCTTGGTAATGCTCTTTTGCTTCCGTTGTAACGGTAATGAAACGTTACATGACGCGGAGGCGGCGTTTCTCCTTCGTATTGATGCCGCTCAATGGGGAGAGACAAAAGCGGAGTTTATGAAGAGGGGCTTCATAGATTCCGATAATCGGATTCTTAACTGGAACAAGCGTCAGTTCCGCTCTGACAGCAGTTCTGAGAGGGTTCGTAAGCATCGACAATTATTGAAACGGGATGATGAAACACAGTGTAACGTTTCAGTAACGCCCCAGAGCAGAGCAGATACAGAACAGATCAGAACAGAAGCTGCTACGCAGCTGTGCGCGCGCGAGAAAACTTTTTTTCAGGAAGTCTTTGACCATGCCAGGACGCTGTTTCCTGACCTGACCGCAGTTAACACCTCGCCAATCTACCTCTGGCAGGAGAGGGGGTACGATTTCGAGAGGCACGTCAAGCCTGCCTTTGACGCGGCCAAAAGGAAGGGCGCAACGCCGCGCTCTTTTAACTTCTTTCAGGGCGCAATCGAAGATGCCGCTAAACGAAAAATGGCTGGAATGCCGCTTCCAGCAACGCCTATCGTGATTTCATCCGAAGAAAGAAAACGCAACGAGGAATTTCGCAAGCGCATGGGGATGAGCGCATGAGCCGTTTTTACATTGAGGACACGATGATTGTCAGAGTGCAAAAAATGCTCTTGCAGGGGCTTAGCTGGGAGCAGATTCAGGAGCGAACCGGTTTCAAAAAAGATGCGCTGAAGAAATTTATCAAAAAGCATAACCTCAAAGGAAAGCAAGCATGACCCGGCTCAATCCCGAAGGCCACGACGAAAGCCAATACCTCAAGGCCGTATTCAACCCCGTAAGCGGCAAAATGGAAATGCCGCCCATCATCAACGCATTCCGTGCGGCCAAGGGCGACATCATTCGAAACGAGGACGACAAGCTAGAAAGCGTTCACTGGCTTCCCAGAATCCTTGAGCGCCAAGGGAATATCACCAAGGAACATCTGGACACCGCAAAGGCATTCGAGCGGTATCTGATCCACGCATGGCGCACCATGGGCATATGCGACCTGCGCGGAAAGCTGAACGATATCCTGCCCGCCAGCGGCCTTGACGACAACACCGACATGTTTCTCGAAATAGCCCGCAAGGTTGTGCGCCCCGAACTCAACCGCGTGATATGGACGGTGATGAAGAATTTCCCTTGCTCAAGCGCAGTATTGCCTAGCCATGACCTGGGCGTGCTGAAGCATGGATTGGAAAATATTCAGAAAGTTATTGACGAACACAAGGAAAGGCGTAATAATGCAACATCCACCCCGCCAGAAGTGTCACTAAATACCAACCGCTCAGAAATCATCTGAAGCGGTTTTTTTATTGTTGGAAATTATGCCCGCAGGAAGACCATTGAAATTTGAAAGCCCAGAAGCGCTGCAAGCGCAGGTGGATGCTTATTTTGATAGCTTCAAAAGTGGTGGCGAAAACGAGGGAAAGCCTGTCACAATCACTGGTCTGGCGCTTTGGCTCGGGACGTACAGGGATGTGCTTTGCGATTATCAACTCAAGGATGAATTTTCCAACACCGTAAAGACCGCGAAACTCCGTGTTGAGCAGTATGCAGAGCAGCAGCTTTACATCGGCAAATCGGCTGCCGGACCCATTTTCGCGCTGAAGAACTTCGGATGGAAAGATTCGCAGGACATGAATCTTGGGGGCCAGAAAGACAATCCCGTTGAGGCCAATCTCACTGTTACGTTTGTTACTCCCGCGCCGTGACAATCGAATTCCCGAGCAAGCTTCAATGCTTGTTCAAGCCCTCACGGTACAAGGTTTTGTACGGTGGAAGGGGAGGGGCGAAGTCTTGGGGAATAGCGCGGGCATTGCTTCTGCAAGGCGCTCAGAAGAAGCATAAGATTCTCTGCGCACGCGAGATACAGAAATCTATAAACGACTCCGTGCATGCTCTGCTGTGCGAGCAAATAGCATCCATGGGCCTCCATGGGTTCTATGATGTACAGAAAACAGCAATAACCGGACGCAATGGAACTGAGTTCCTATTCGCGGGGCTCAGGAGCAATATCAGCAATATTAAATCCATCCCGGGCATAACGCGGGCATGGGTGGAAGAGGCGCAGACGGTAAGCAATGCCAGCATGAAGGTGCTTATCCCTACCGTGCGTGAGGATGGCTCGGAGATATGGCTATCATTCAATCCTGAGCTTGAAGACGATGACGTATATCAGAACTTCGTTATCGACCCGCCGCAAGATGCGATTGTCGTGAAGATAGGCTGGCAGGATAACCCTTGGTTCCCCGATGTGCTGCGCCAGGAAAAGGATGAACTGAAGCGCAAGAATCCTGCCGAGTACAAGAACGTGTGGGAAGGTGAATGCAAGGAAGCGGTGGATGGTGCGATATTCGCAGCCGAGCTTAGGCTTGCCGCCGAGGAGCAGCGCATTACCCGCGTTTCGGTGAAAGCTGGCATTCCGGTGCAAACATTCTGGGACTTGGGCCAATCGGACAATACCGCGATATGGTTCGTGCAGCTCATAGGCCAGGAATATCGTGTCGTGGATTACTACCAGAACAGCGGCGAGAAAATGCCGCATTACATTGAAAAGCTGATAGAGCGCGGATATCTGTACGATGAGCATTGCCTGCCGCATGATGCAGAGCATGAACAGATGGCGGCGAAGGCCACGATAAAGCAACAGTTGCAGGAAGCCTTGCGCGCCAATCCCAAGCTTGGCAAGGTAGTTCGCATAGTGCCGCGTATTGCGAAGAAGGCGCTGGGCATAGATGCTGCGCGCTCCATCTTTGCGCAATGCCTGTTTGACCGCGAGAAGACATCGGACGGCCTGCAATGCCTGCGCCGTTATGCTTACGACAAGGACATGGAAACGGGGCGTGTGAGCAAGGAGCCGCGTCACGACATCTGGAGCCATGGCGCGGATGCGTTCCTGTGCTTCGCCCAGCATTTCAAGCGCCAGGTAATCAGGCCAAAGGAAAACAACAATTACGCCGCCCCATCATTCTGGGCGCAATAGGAACATCATGGACGACGAAACCGAAGAGAAAGCGGCAAAAGGCCCGCTATCGGTGGAAGACGCCCTTAAGATGTTCGAGCAGTATAAAAGCTATTGGGAAGAGAATTACCGCGAAGCAAACATTGACCTCAAGATGGTGGCAGGCGATCCTGCTACGCATTGGGGAGAAGCGTATAACGAGCGCAAGATGTCCCGCAAGGCCACGCTGGTAATTAACGAGCTTCCTCAGTTCGTGCACCAAGTGACGAATGACATCCGCCAGAATACGCCCAGTATCGATATCATTCCGACCGGCGATGGTGACATAGAAACGGCGAACATATTTGCCGACCTCATTCGCGGCATTGAATATAAATCATCTGCCGATGAGGCTTACGATACGGCTGCCGAATATGCGGTAAAGTGCGGCGTGGGCTTTATACGCGTCGACCATGATTACGTCGATGATGAGGAGGAGATACAGGAACTCACGATAAAGAAGGTTCCCGACCCTCTCAGCGTGTGGATAGACCCGGCTTCGGTGGAATGTGATGGGCGTGATGCAAACGGCGCTATCGCACTGGAGCCTATAAGCCGTGCGGATTTCGAGCGGCTCTACCCCAAGCATAAATTCATTTCCTTCACCGACCCTAAAGCCAAAGACGTTAAGGACAGCATTGTCCTTGGCGAAGTGTTCATCCGTGAATGGGCTGGTAAACGCGGCAAGAAAGCGACCATCCATCACTATAAATTCTCCGGCGAGGAGCAGATTGCCTATACCACATTCCCCGGCGATTACGTACCCTATGCGGCGGTATTCGGTGAGGTGGTATGGATAGACGGAAAGCGCATTGTAGCCGGTCTTGTCAGGCAGGCGCGCGACCCGCAGTTAAGGCTTAACCACTGGGCCTGCAAAGAGCAGGAGATACTTAACATGGCTCCCACTGCGCCGATTCTGGCGGTGGAAGGGACGATTGTTAATGAGCGCAAGCAATGGCAGATACCCGGATCTGAGAATGTCCTTGAGTACCGCCAGAACGATATAGACGGCAACCAAGCCCCTGCGCCTACTCGCCTCCAGCCTCCCACGGTTCCCACCGGTATTATCAACGCCATGGAAGGCGCGAAGCAGAATATCAAGGAATCGCTGGGCATGTACAATGCCAGCATTGGCGAGAAGAGTAATGAAACGTCTGGGATTGCTATCCAGCGCAGGCAGCACGAAGGCGATGTGGCAACCTACCACTTTCCTGATAATACGCGCCGCGCAGTTACTCAGGTAGGGCGGATAATCCTAAGCGCGCTTCCGATTGTTGTTGATACGCCTCGCATTGAGATGGTTATGAGCGAGGAGGAGGAGCCGAGCATGGTAGGCCTGAACGGTGCGCCTATGCAGCCCGGTCAGAAACAGCCTTATGACCTCACAAGGGGCAAGTACCATGTGCGCGTCACGACCGGCGCGAGCTTCACAACGAAGCGCCAGGAAGCGGCGGCTACGCTTACGGAGGTGTTCAAACAGGTTCCTGCGCTGATGCAAGTGGGTGGCGACTTGCTATTTAAGAATATGGACCTGCCCGGAATGCAGGCTCTTGCCGAGCGTGTGAAGAAGACCATTCCGCCACAGCTGCTTGACGAGAACCAGCAGAATGCGGATCCACGTGTTGCGCAGATGCAGCAAATCATTGAGCAGGGCCAGCAGCAAATGCAACAAATGCAGCAGGAGCTTGCGGCCTGCCAGCAGGAGTTAAAGAGCAAACAGCTTGAGGCTCAGGTTAAGCTTGAGGATTCAAAGCTGCGTGCGCAGGTGGAGATGAAGAAGCTTGAGTCCATGGGGCAGGATGCGGAATACCGCCGCCTGGAGCTCATCTTAAGGGACAAGGAGCTGGATATCAAAGCGCGCGAGGTGGAACTGAAGTATCCGCCGCGCAGCGATACGGAACAAGCAATATTAGAGCATAGCCTTGATGAACAGGCCGCTGACAATCAGTTGCAGCGCGACCTTATTCAGCAGGGGGCAAGTGCGGCCATGCAGCCGTCACAACCGACCGAGGGCGCTACTGCTGCCCAATGAAATCACGCATCCCGCGTTGATACGCACGCTTTAGCGGCGTTACCTTTTCCCAAGAGTATTTATGACCGATACGACGAACCCGGCAACGGGCGCGCAGCCAACGGCTGACGTAAGTATAATCGATAGCATTATCGATAACGCAGAGCTTATTACCGAGCCGGAAAAGCAACCTTCCGAACCTGCCGAGCCTGAGACTGGCAAGCCTGAAGATGATACGCCATTCCCCAAGAAGGCGGTTAATGCCATTTCCCGGCGTGACAAGGCGATAGGAAAGCTGAGAGCGCAATATGAGGCGGCTCGGACCGAACTTGAGGCCATACGAGCGAGCCAGCAACAGGCTACGCAGAAACAACCCAATGCAAATGATGGCGCTCCCAAGGAAGCGGACTATAAAAGTTACGCAGAATATCTGGAAGCCCGCGCTGATTGGATAGCGGAGCAGAAGATTGCTGCCAAATTCGCAGAGCGCGATAGCAAGCAGAAAGAAGCGCAGGAGACTGAGCAGGAAGCCGCGTGGCGCAACGAAAGGATTGCAGCCGTGGATAAGGCTGGCGCAGATTTCTCCAAGGAATATCCTGATGTGGAAGCTCTTTATCAGGAGAATATCAAGACTCTGCAAGAGCTACCGGATACTCACAAAAAAGCATTGCTCGCAGCCGATAACGTACCGCTCGCGTTTTACAATCTGGCAAAGGAAGGCAAGCTTGAAGACCTCGCAGACATGTCGCTGGAGGACGCCCGGGTTGAAATCCGCGTCGCTCAATTAAATCAGCCTGCGAAACCCAAATCAAAAGCCCCCGCGCCCTTAGCCGCAGCCCGTGGCTCTGTCGCACCTTCAAAACAACTCGAATCCATGTCCGGGGACGAACTTCTCGACTGGATTAATTCATAAGGAATTAAGCAATGTCCAATACTATTAACAACGTCAAAGACGCAGGATCGGTTATCGCCCGTCTTGCCGCAAAGATGCTGGCCGACAAGGTTCAGTTCATCAAGTCCATCGACAAGGAGCCCGCAAGCTCCTTCAATACGCAGGTGAATGGCTTCAATGTCGGCCAGACGATCCAGGTCAGCAAGCCCGCGCGCTTCGTTCCCACGACCAATGCCGATATCACTTCCAGCATTCAGGATGTGGTGGAAGAGAAGGTCCCCCTGACGCTCAATATTCGCCAGGTTCAGGCGGTGGCGCTCACTTCGCTGGAAGTGCAGAACCAGCTTGCGCTGAAGGACTGGAGCAAGCGAATCCTCGACCCCGCAATCTCTTCCATCGCGCAGGGCGTAGAAAGCACCGTGCTTTCCACTGCCAAGAATGCTATATATAACAGCGTTGGCACTGCGGGATCGACGGTATTTGATACCGACACCATATTGAGCGCCGGTGAAAAACTAGCCTTTAATCTTGCGCCGCAGGATGGCAATCAATTTCTCCTGCTTAATCCCACCGCAAACCGCTCTGCCGTGAATGCCCGCAAGGGATTGTTCCAGTCCAGCGCGGACATAGCAAAGCAGTACAAGAGGGGCTATATCGGTGAGGCGGACGGTTTTACCTTCCTGCGTAATTCCATGCTACCCACGCATACGCGCGGCACGGCAACGGGTACGATCACCGTAACGACCACCTCGACCGAAGCGGATTCGACCATTGCCCTGACCGGCACGGGCTCGCAGACGTTGAAGGCGGGTGATGTCTTCACGGTGGCAAACGTATTCGCGGTGCATCCCATCACGAAGGCTGTTTATCCGTATCTCCAGCAGTTTGTGGTGACGGCGAATAACACGGCCTCGGGCGGCGCCTATACCTCTGTGGCTATTTCTCCCAGCCTCTATGCTGGCAGCAATGGCTTGCAGAATATCAATGCCCTGCCTCAGTCTTCAGCCGCCGTAACGCTGGTGGGTTCCCTGTCCACCGGATATGTCCAGAATCTTGCCTACCACCGCTCTGCCTTCCGTTTCGTGAGCGTTCCGCTCATGAAGCCCAATGGTGTGCATATGGTCGGTCAGGAGACTGTGGACGATATGACGGTTCGCGTCTGGATGGACTCTGCAATCCTCACGGACAAGATGATTATGCGTATCGACTTCCTCGGCGGCTTCCTCGCGGTCCGTCCCGAGTGGGCATGCCGTATCACCGCTTAAACATCCATCTGAAGAGGGCAGTGGCAGCCTCGCATTATGCGGGGTTTTTTATTGCCCTCTTTCCTCTTGAAAGGGAAGAAAATGGCCAAGAACCGAGTAAAATATGAGGGCGCACTCGCCCAGGACACCCGCGACATCCTAAATCACAATTTCTCCGATGTGTCCCTCTGCGACACGCAATTGGATGTGACCAGCAGCACAACGCTTGTCAATGTAGCCAGCATGGTTACGGACACGCTGGGCGCTGGGCAGACGTACAAGTTCCGCATTACCATTCCTACGGTTTGCACGGCGAATAACGGCTCAAAGTTCGCTTTTAAACAGAGCGTAGCCTCCATGATTACCGCGATTGAGTATGAAGCCAAGGCATTTACGGCCTCCGGCGTGGCAATCACGCGCGGAACGACGACTACGGATCAGGCACTCATCTGTGACAATGCAGCGGCGGTGGTTATCCTCGTGGAGATAACCGGTGTGGTTGATATCGCGGTGGCTGGAACGCTCCAGCTCCAGGCGGCGCAGCATACTTCGCATGCGGACACCTTCAGCGTTTTCAAGAAAGCGCAGATGCAGTTCGAACATATCACCACGGGGTAAGGCTTATGGTAGCGATGAACCTGAATACTCCCACGTATAAACTTTCCGGCACCACTTCAAGCTCTAGTATAACGTTAAGCCCTCAAGATTCATCCTCCACCAGCCTTGTTATCGTGAATCTTGGGCCAAACAACATTTTCCTTGTTTCGGGAGCCACTGCCGCTCCAACGGCGGTATTCCCCACTTCTGCAACTATCCCTGTAAATGGCCAGGTAGTTCCAGCGGGAGCCATCATGACGATGACAAAGAATGAAAATGACGTGTTTATATCCGGAATTACAGACACCGGAACGGCTGCTATTCATATAGCTGTGGGGGCAGGGGAATAATGACCACAACCGTCCTTGATATAATCACGGGGGCGGCAAAGCTTATAGGCGTGATTTTTAAGTCTGAGGCATTGAGCGCAGATGAAGCCAATGATGGGCTTATCGCGCTGAACGATATGCTCGATACGTGGTCTAACGATAATCTGGCCACGTATGCATATACATTGGAAAGCTTTAATCTCACCGGATCGGCCACCTATACCATAGGTACGGGGGGAGTATTCAACACCTCACGCCCTATTAACATTGCATCTGCTGTGGTGCGGTATTCAACCATTGACTACCCGCTGAAGATAATTACGCAAGAGCAGTACCAGGAAGAGATACCGATAAAGAGTATTACCTCACCAATTCCTGAGTTCATGACCTACGATAACGGCTACCCGCTAGGGACAATAAGCATCTATGCGGTTCCCACTTCCGGTAGCAGCCTAAGATTGCTTAGCAACAAGCCGCTTGCCAATCTATCGGCGCTCACGACAACGGTTGACCTTCCCCCGGGATGGAAAAGGGCGCTTAAGTATAACTTGGCGATTGATCTTGCGCCGGAGTATGGCGTGGAAATCCCCGCCGCCGTAGTGGAAATATCCCGCACATCGCTAGGAGCAATAAAACGCTCAACCGCAATTAACAATGCCATGCCGCTAATGCCTGCGCTCCCGCAGTATTATTCTATCTATGGGGGTACGGAGTGAAAATAGGGCTTGTTGGTCCATCTTATCAGCAGAAGAGCCTGCCTTTCGACGCGCAGAGAAGCATTAACCTCTACCCGGTTCTCGACCAGCAGGGCAAGGAAGTTTCGGCGCTCTATGGAACTCCCGGCCTGAGTATCGCGGCTTTCGCAAGGCGCTCGGGTATGGGGCGCGGCATGTTTACGTCTGCGAATGGCCGATGCTTTGCGGTGGTGGGGAATTTCCTTTGTGAATTCGACGGGGATTTCCAGTCGGTGCTTGGCACGCTGACGAACGCAACCGGAAACGTATCTTTCGATGAAAACCCAACCCAGCTAGCTATCTGCGATTCTCCCGATCTCTATATTTACACCTACGATACTGGGGATTTCCAGCAGGTGACGGATCCGGATATTCCGGCCTGTGGCAGCGTTACCTTTATCGATGGTTACTTTGCTGTAAATAAGAACAGCTCCGGGCAGTTTAATATCTGTAGCGTGAATAATGGGCTTGCATGGTCGGCGCTTGACTTTGCTACTGCTGAGTCCAGCCCTGATAGCCTGCTTCGTGTTTATAATGCCGTGGGGCAGCTCTGGCTGCTGGGAGACAGGACCACAGAGGTATGGACAAACACGGGGGCATCGGCATTTCCTTTCGAACGCATATCTGGCGCTAAAATGAGCGTTGGCATCCTTGCCCCGCATAGTGCAATGGAAGTGGATAATTCGCTTTTCTGGCTTGGCAAGGATGTGAATGGCGCGGGCATAGTCTATAGGGCGAAGGGATTCACGCCGCAGCGCATATCGACGGAAGCAATAGAGCTTATTATCGCGCAGGCCACATCTCCTTCGGATATAAGGGCATCGGTATATCAGAAGAATGGGCATGTATTTTATTCGCTCAATGGCGGCGGTCTTCCAACCACTCCCTTCTATGACGTTTCCACCGGTTACTGGCATGAGCGCGCCCATCTGGAAACGAATGGGCTATTAGGGCAGCATCTCGGGCAGTCGATCACTTACGCATTCAGCAAGCATTACGCCTTGGATTATCGCAACGGCACAATTTATGAGCTTTCGGACGATTTCTATGATGACGATACTACGCAGATAGTCCGTGAGCGCGTTTATACGCATATCAGCGATGAAAACAGGCGCTTAAAGTTCAAGCAGCTCGAAATAGCGCTGGAGAGCGGAGTCGGATACGCATCTTATACCCTTGGGGATACGCCGCCGACCATGATGCTTTGGATATCCAGGGATGGCGGTAAGACATATTCCAACGGCTACACATCAAGCATGGGCGACCTTGGCGAATATAGGACAAGGTGCGTGTTCAGAAGACTCGGAAGCGGGTTTAACTGGACATTCAAGGTGCGCTGCACCGATTCATCCAAGATGGCCTGGATCGGTTCGTATTTGACATGAGTTCGGTAAAGCCACCTCCCATTTATCAGCCGATAATAACGGATGAGACGGGGGTTGCAGCGCTTCCATGGGTTCTGTTCTTCAATAATATATTTACGGGCGATACCGGGACAAACTGGACGCCCCAGTTTACCAATCTGACGGTGGTGGGGGCGGCTCCAACAATAACCGGTAGATATTACAAGCTCAGTCAGGCGCTAAGCTTCTTCCGGGTGAAAATAGTCCCCGGTACGAATACCAGCTCCACGGCTGGAACGACCTATATTAATAACTTTCCGCTCACCATGAGCGCGGATGGCGTGAGCTTCGCAGTATCCGGCTTGCTGGGCGGCGGCACGGGGATGTGCGATCAGGCATCGAACCTGATCTATCCTCCGGGATGGTCCGCCGTGACGGTCCCGCTCACAATACTGGGCCTTGTGGAGGCGCAGTGAAGCCATATTACATCCTTCCGCATGAGGTGGAGAGCGTATGGCATGCGGTGGAATCCCTCATATCCGAGGCATGCGAATACAATAACGGCAGGTATGCGGCGGAGGATTACAAAGAGATGCTGCTAAGCGGCGATATGCAGCTCTGGCTCGCTATCGACGGGGGAATAATTAATGGCCTAGCTATAACGATGCTGGTCCCGTTCCCGCGCAAGAAGTGCTGCGTAATCGACATCTGCACAGGAAGCGGCCTTGAAGGGTGGGTGCATTTCACGGCGCTTATCGAAGAGTGGGCGGTTAGCAACGGCTGCCACCAGATGTTCAATCATGCGCGTCCAGGTATGGAGCGCTTACTTAAATCGCAGGGTTACAGAAAAACCCATGTCATCCTTGAAAAAGATTTAAACGGGAGTCCTTAAATGGGCGGTTCAGTAAGTAAGATATTCACACCTGTAAGGGATATAGTGGAAACGGCTGCGAGCCTTGCTGGTAATTATCTCCTGCCCGGCAGCTCTATAGTAACCAACCACCTTGTAAGCAAGGGGTCACAAAAGCAGCTCGGCTCTACGGTGGGGAAGGTTGCCCAGATAGGAAGTGGATTAGCGGGTGGGGGCGTTGGCTCATCCTTCACTGGAATTCCAGCCGCTGCTGATATAGGTGCGGGCTGGACTAATGCAGCGAATGGTCTTGGTAATATCGTGAGTCCGGGTAGTAATATTGGGACTAGCATAAGCAATGGCCTTGGTAGCATACTTGGTGGCTCTGGCGCAGGAACTGGGGCAACGGCAGCCTCTACCGGAACTTATGGCCCAAGCACATTCCCAACGCCCGCAAGCGCCGCAGCTGGTGCAGGCGCAGGTGCGGCTCCCTCGCTGGCAAATGCAGATGTTCTATCGACCGGATTCACGCCTAGCCTTGCAAAGGCGCTTCCTATCAGCGCGGGGGGCGGAGCTTCCTCTTTCGGCAATATCGGTACAATTGGAACGATTCTAGGGGGTGCAAGCAGCCTTCTGAGCAACGATCAGGCGCAAAAGCAATTGCTTGAGGCGCAGAAGCAGGCAATGGGTAGTATACAGCCCTTTGTAGAAACCGGTACTGCGGCGAATTCAAAACTTGCCGATGCGCTGGGGACAAGTGGGAACACAGGGGCGGCAGACTATGGCGCGCTCACAAAGCCATTTACTCCCGGCGATTTGACGCAGGATCCCGGCTACCAGTTCAATCTTCAGGAAGGAACGCGCGCGCTTGACCGCAAAAATGCGGCAAGTGGGAATTTGTTCTCAGGTGCGGCGCTTAAGGAAGCGCAGCAATTCGGCCAGGGGCTTGCCGACAACACGTATAATGCTGCCTATCAGCGCGATATGGCGAACAAGAACCAGCTATATAGCGCCCTGTCTGGCGCTTCCGGCTCTGGCCTGAATGCGGCTGGAACGGCAGCGGGTATTAATGAGAATACAGGCAATGCCCGCGCTAATTCCACGATTGCAACTGGAAATACGTTCAATAGTACGCTTGCCAGCATTCTGAATGGCTCTGGCGCTAAGAGGCCGGTCAATATCGGCGGTCAAATAGTTTATATTTAAGGTAGGCAAATGCCCATCGACCCGAATGTTTTCGATAAAATCAGGAACTACAGCGATTATGCCCGCGCCGAGCAGGATTTTCAGATGAGGAAAGTTGCAACGGCTCAGCAGTTGGAAACGGGAGATATAGACCAGAATGCAAAGAAACTTTCGTTGCTGGGCCAAATTGTCGGAAACAATAGCATAGACCAATCCACCTATGATAAGGCGCGTTCCTATGCCCAATCTCAGGGATTGGATACGAGTGCGCTTCCCGACCAGTTCAATCCTGAAGTTGTCAACCGCCTGCGCTTTGCCGGAGCAACGCCAACAGCCCAGCTCACGGCGCTGATTGCCACGCAGGGACACCAATTGAAGGCGGGTATAGCAACGGGAGATGTGGGGGCGTATGGCTATGGAGGTAATAACCAGATTGCCAGTGCGCAGCCTGTTGTTGCCGACCCGCATGCTATAACGCCCGCTCAGGCTCGCACGCTCCCCGCCAGCGGCATGATGCCCACCGGTCAGCCTGATAATTATACACCCCCCGCATTGGTAAGCACTTCCGCCCCCATCACGCCCCAGATCGCGCAGGGCGATGTCCCTCCTTCCGCGCCGCAAAACATCGATACGCTGTTAAATGGAATTTCCGCGCAGAATAGCGCCCCTCAATTTGCATTCAGGGAGAAGCGTCCCGGCGAAACTGCGCAGGCATACGACAGCGCCCGCAAGAGTGCGCAGGATGCCTATGAGAAAAATCCTGACGTATTAAAGACGCAGGAGAAGGCTAAGGCGGCGGGCAAACAGAATGCCAAGAATGAGGAAAGTTCAATCGCGGCAGATGAAGCTTTCAAGCAAATATCTACCAATCTTGACTCATTGGAATCACTCACTGACAAAGTTCCGCAGGAGAGATATTTTATCCCCTCCTCCGTACAGGCATCAGTAAATCAGAACCTAGGCGACCAGACCACAGCCAACAATTATAATGCCTTTAAGACCATCAATGAAGCCCAAGGCCTGAATGCCATCAAGGAATTGGCGAATACTGGTCAGATCAGAATGAACCAGAGGCTAGAGGCAATGGTTGCGCGCGGGTATCTGGTTGACCCCAACGCCTCCCCCGAGGGGAAAAGAATGCAAATCAAGGCGGTTCGTGCAGAGCTGGCGAATGCAAGGATAGCAGCGCAGAATGTAAACGCACGGACCAGCGGGGGGCAGGTCTCTGATTATGAATCCCCCACGGGCTCGCCAAAACCTGGCTCTACCCAGCAAGGGACGGACGGAACCTATATGTTCAACGGTGGCGACCCGGCCAAGCCAGAGAACTGGAAGAAGGTGAAGTAATGCCTCAGCCGTGGGAAACGTATCAATCTGCACAACCGGTGAAGCAGCCATGGGAGAACTATGGCGCGCCGCCGTCCCAGGGAGTGCTCGACCGTATAGGTACGGACCTGAATAAGCGCGGCGATATCATCAAGCAGCAATGGGATGCGGCCATGAGTGGCCAGCAGAACCCCGCTGAGTCAGGCGTAAATATTGTCGGCAAGGGAATTGCCGGAGGCATTGCGGATACATTGGGTGAGGGCGTGAATGCCATCATACCGCAAGGGGTAAAAAACGTGGCGGGCAGGGCGGCGCAGTCTGTTGCTGATTTCATAGATAGCCATGATCCTCAAACCTCTGACGCGCTCCTTGGCCTCTCTAAGGCGGTTCCCGAAGTGCAGAAGCAATATCCCCGCGTTTCTAATCTGGTGGACTCGGCGGTAAATATCGCCGGTGTGGCTCCCATTACGGCAGCGGCAGGCGAGGCTGGAGGGAAGTTGCTTAGCTCCATGGGAGAAGAAAGCGGGATGCCCATAAATCTGGCGTCCGGCGGCGTATCGAAGATAACGGACATGATGCGCGGAAAGCCAGCAATCACGCAAGACATGGTGAGGAATGTTGGCAGCAACGCATATAAATTTGTTGAACAGTCGGGAACCGGATTCACCCCGGCGCTCACGGACAAGGTTCTTGGTATTCTGGATAATGGGAAACAGGCACCCATTGCCGGTAAGGTTTTAACGAGCGAAGCGAAGGATATTAATGGCGCTCTCAGTGAGTTTGACGATTTAAAGGGTTCACCGCTTACCATTACGGATTTCCAGAAGATAGATAGCAATCTCGGGGATAAGGCAGCTCAGGCCTATGTTTCCGGCAATGCTAACAAGGGCCGCATTCTCAGTCAGGCACAGGATCAAATACGCGAGCTGGTGAAATCTGGCAATCTAGCCCCAGCCGATTTGGTAGGACCACAGGAAGGCGTAGACGCGCTTACGCAGGACGCTATACCCGTGTGGTCGACGCAGGCCAAGATGGGAGACATTCAGAAGATTGTAGACCGCGCGAATATGATGGATAACCCATCAACCGGCATCAAAACCGGCCTGCGCAACCTCGCCCTGAATAAGAATAGGATGGCGAGCTACCCCCCAGAAATCCAGAAGCTTATTATCAAAGGGGCGACTACCGGCAAAATAGACGACCTTCTGGGAGTTCTTGGCAGCCGTCTGAATGGCATAGCTGGAGCGGCCATAGGTGGTATCCCTGGGTCGATAGTGAGCAATCTATCGTCCATGGCCGCGCGTGGTTTGCGTACTGGCGCAAAGGTGGGGGAGGCGCAGGCAATATCGGATGCGCTTGTTGAGGGCATAAGGCCGCAAATTGCGAAATATATGAACGGAGTGCCTCCTATTCCGGCGGCACCGCAACCATCTACCGCATCACTCTATCCGAATCTTGCAGCGAGTCCTGTTTATGGACCATCTCTGAAAAACATTATGAGCATGCCGCCCGCGCAGGCAAAGGCCGCGCTAGGAAAACTCAAGAGTCCTTAAAATCCGCCTCTCAGAATACAGAAAACGATAGCGAATATCAGCCCCCACCGGATCGGCTTTTTCAGCCTGATCCACTTACTCCCCCCGGGCAGAAGCACTTCGTAGTCTGTCACCTTATATTTCTTCATTTACAAATATTAATCACTGTTAATACGGAAGTCAAATAAATGGCTCAGCCGCTTGGGATACCATACTCATATTTTGCGGATGCAAATGGAGCTCCGCTAGCCGGTGGGCTTATCTACACCTACACGGCTGGAACATTAACGCCTCTTGCCACCTATACGGATTCCAGCCTTGGAACTCCGTTGCCCAACCCGGTGGTTCTGGATAGCGCCGGGAGGAAAACCATATGGCTCTCAGGCACTTATAAGATAATAGTCAAGGATGCGCTCGGGAATACGATAAGCACCACGGATAATATTACGGCCACCGGATCGGGTGGCGACATGACGGTTGCGGTATATGACCCGGCAGGAATCACTGAGCAGCTTGTTGGCCTCTCGGCTACCCAGACGCTCGCAAATAAAAAGATAACAATTCCCGATATAACCGGTGTCACAAATGGCGGCGATGCCAATGTTGGGAGTGTTGGTGAATATATGTCTGCATCCGTGGGTTCTGTGACCACGGGGCTTACAACCGGCGTGACAAAGAACATTACTACGCTGTCGCTATCCGCAGGCGATTGGGATGTCTGGGGGACCGTGATTCTTGGGTTGGCGGCAACAACTACGTCAAACCAGTTCACGGGGGGGATAAATACAACCTCAGCCACTCTCCCTGGAGTGGCAAGCGGGGCATATTCATCAATAGCTGCCACTCTTACTGCAGGCGGCAATCCGTCTGTAGCACTTGCTGTTGGTCCACTCCGTGTAAACGTTGCATCCCCTACAACCGTTTACCTCGTGGCAAATGCAACATTCGCCACTTCAACCGCAGGAGCATACGGCTTCATCGGAGCAAGACGGCGTAGGTAATTTACAAAAGAAGGATTATAAAATGCTTAAAGCAGTATCGTCTAGTCGGGCGGCTATTCTTAGTGCCGGTGGAGAGTTTAATGTCACTGCATATGGCGCGCTAGGTGATGGCCGAAACCTTACGGATATCACCACCACAGCAAGCAGTGCGGTTATTTCCAGCGCGTCCTATACATTTGTTCAGTCTGATGTTGGCAAGCTTATAACGATTGCCGGAGCCGGAGCCGCAGCAGCTAGGCTAAACACTTCCATTGCAAGCGTATCCGGCGGAAACGCAACTTTGACGGTTGCGCCATCGACCTCCATCGCGGGTACGGGGGTTTCCACCTTCGGCACGGATGACACCGCCGCCATTCAGTTGGCTGTGGACGCCGCCGCCGCCGCTCCGCTGGTGGGGGGCGGCATCGTAATTCTGAATAATGCGATTTATATTGTGGATTCCATCACGTGGAGATCCAAGGTGAGTATGATGGGGTGGGGAGCGGGTAAGAGCATACTCTTCCACCTGCGTACATCCAACATGGTAAACGCCGTTATTCAAGGGCTAAGCGGCAGCGTTTCCAATCTTTACACGGACTGCCAGTTTACGAGCTTCGAGATCGACTGCACGGCATCTATCACTACGTCTTATGCGGTTGGCCAGAAGTGCATTTATATACAATTCATGCTTCGCGCGATGTTTGAGAATCTCTATCTTCATGACTCGCCAGCAACCTGCCTCGGCGTGGATTACCTGTTGGACAGCAACATTATAGGAAATCTGGTGGTTGGCGGCGGTAGGGGCAATAATGGCTCCCAGCCTGGAGGGGCTGGAATAGGCATTGCAGTGGGAGGAAATGGAACTCAACTTGAAAACTGCAACGTCATTGGGAACGTCGTCAGAAATTGCAAAACTTACGCTATATTTTTCGAGGGCAATGGGGCTTCTGCTGTCGGGAATACCTGGACGCGTATTATTGGGAATTTCATCTATCAGGCCGCAAGCTTCACGAGCTTCGGCGGCATAGGCGATTGCGGGAGCAAACGCATCATTATTTCCGGCAATCATGTCATAGGAAACTTTGGCAGCCGCGACGGCATCACGGCTATAGGCGGAACGATAGGAGGGTGCGCAGGCGAGCAGGGACATATCACCGGAAACTATGTTGAAGGTTTTGTAAATGGTATTTCCGTCAACTGGACGACTGCCCCGACATCAGCGATCTGCGAATATATCATCTCGAATAATAAATGCATTGCAAACACAGATAACGGAATCCGTATAGCTGCAAGCGCCTCCACTGGCATGGAGACTCTGAAAATCACCGGAAACCTCTGCTCACGCAATGCAGGAAGTGGCATATATTTCACCGGCACGGCAACCGCCAAGGATGTCACGATTTCCGACAATGTATGCAAGAATAACGGCACGGGTTCTTTTGGAGCCGCCGAGACAGGCGGCATTTCCATCCAGACTGCCATCACCCGCCTGCGCGCGATTGGGAACGTATGCTATGACAACCAGGGATCTCCAACGCAGACCTACGGATTGATATTGAACTCAGTCGCCGTAACAGGCGCTTTCATTGCCGATAATGATTTCTCTAATAATGCGACCGGGGGAATATCTTTAATAGGAGGCGCAACCGTTGCCGGGACTATAGCCTATAACGGTGGATACAATATGGCTCAGTCAACTCTCAATGGCACCACGGCTGGTACAATAAAATACTGCATGCCGGACACATCCGATACTAACAAGATTTTTACAGCCGTTGCTGCTGGGTATGAGAATAATACGGCGGTGAACCAGACCATCACATTTCCGGTGGCATTTGCGAATACGCCGGTTGTCTCGGCAAACAGCACCGGCCTAACGGTGGCGGTTAGCACTACTACTCTGACAATAACCGCACCGAATAACACAACTTTGTTCTCAGGAATAATTCAGGTGGTGGGGGTATAAATGACCGCATCTTCGATTGCCTCTGGAATGCAGATAGATGGTTCAAGCATCACGGCGCCAGCAGGGATTATGACCGCACAATCCGGCCAGCCGTTATTCGCACTGCGTAGCGCGGACATGACACTCACTTCCGATCAGGCGTTCACGAAGGTCGGAAGCTTCACCAATTACGCGGTTACGAGCATCTGGGCAAATCGCAAAACCGGGGCGGGAAGCGTGGCCTGCGCTGGAGGCATCTATACGGCGGCGACCAAAGGCGGCGATGCGCTTGTGTCGGCTGTGCAGTCGTGGGTGACGCTCGCAGCTAATAAAGTTGTGCAGGCAACTCTGGCGGCGCTTGTCGGGACTAACCTTGAAACCGCCACGCCGATATTATCCCTGACCACCGGCAGCAGTGCGGCTCTTACAGCGGATATATTCATATTCGGTGTGGTGCTGGATTGATGGAATGAGGAGTTTAACGTGCCTTCAACAATTAGAACGGGGCTTTCTCTTATCAAGGGAGCAAGGAAGTGAATGACAAGTGATGAACAGACGTTTTTCGAGTGGGTGGGCGCAGGTGCGGCTACTGCATTTTCTACAATTCTCTGGTGGATATGGGACAAGCTAGTGAAAAAGGTGGAAAAGAGCGATGACAAGATCGCCGCCATTGATAAGGCGCTGGACGATCATCGCGTCTATTCCGCCGATCAGTACGTGAAGAAGGATGCAATAGACCGCATTCACACGCGCATTGATGGCATAGGCAAGGATGTGAGCGACATAAAAACCATGCTGATTTCCACTTTATCGGGAAAGCATCCATGATTTCAGCCCCGGTGTTTATCAATACTCGCAAGAGTACCGCGCTGTTTTTAGGCGGAATGCCCTGTACATGGCAGCGCCACCGAGGCCAGCTTTCTTGCGAGTTGGGTGATAAGCCCGAGGCGGAAGATACAATCAGAAATTGAGGTGTCAAGCGATGGAAGAACTTAAAAGGCTTATAAAAGAGGACAAGGAAGTTATTGGTGAGCTTGATACGCACATCAAGGAACTTGGTGTTCTGCTTAGCGAATTCAAAGGGATACTGCCGTTATTTGGCAGGTTCTTTGATGAGCAGGCGGAGTTCGTGAAGATGATGCGCGCCTATATTGAAAAAGGGCGGGAGGAGCCGCATGGTTGATGCGAGCCTGGATGATCTGGACGACGAACTATACCCCTTATGCCTGAAATGGCAGGCCGCATGCGCAGGAATTGGGCTGCATGTGAAGGTGATAGTTACATGGCGCTCACCAGAGGAACAGAACGCGGCTAAGGCCAATGGGCTGTCGAAGGCAGGAGCGGGTGATTCTCCGCACAATTGCACGGATGATGAAGGCGTGCCTGCCTCCTGCGCGTTCGATTTTGCCGTGTTTGACGATACCGGTAAATACATCAAGAACGGCAAAGACCCGCGTTATGCGCAGGCAGGAGCGATTGCAAAGAGCCTTGGCCTTGTCTGGGGCGGGGACTTTCATAATTTCCAAGACTTTGATCACATCGAGCTTAAAAACTGGAGGGACTGAATATGGTAGGAGAACTAATCGAACTTTCGACCGACGAAACGGCCAATGAGATTGCCGGTACTCCCGGCGAGCTGAAAGAGAAGGGGAGCGTGACCATCGAAGGCGATGGCATCAACCTCAAGGGCTATACCAAGGTGCAAGGCGTGTACCAGGAGAACGACCCTCCGCCCGTGATACCGATTCCCGGCGCTGCGGAGAGCGAGTGAACTTTAACAACAGGAGATTTTATGAGTGCATGGACCGATAAACGTGACGCCTTCTGGGCAACCGTAGAGGGCTGGATTACGACCCTTGAGGGCAAACTTGAGGGCCTTTTTACCGCAGGCGCAGCAGCAATTGCGAAGTCTATTGAAGAGCAGAAGCCCAAGATTGAGGGCGATGTTAAGGACTTCATCAAAAAGGCCGCAGATGACTCTGTAAAGGCCGCAGAAGGAACGGATGCAAAGGGGCAGGGCAAGATGGAAATCGCGCTTACGACCTTTTGGGGCATACTGGAAACGGTTGGCCTGCAACTGGCCGAGAATGAAGCGCGCCTGATTCTAGAAGGCGCTGTGGCTGCTTTGAAGCTGGCAATCTAATGGGCTTTGCGCTTGATATCGTCCTGACGTTCTTCCGAGTGGTTCTCACCGGATGGATAGCAGGCTGGTTCAAGCGCGAACCAAAGGACGTAACGATTGAGAATGCGAAGGTGGCCAATGAGATCGAAGATAAGAATTCCGTTGCTCCTAGCGATGACGTTTCTAAGCGCCTGTCACGCTGGGAGCGGGACTGATAATAGTTTCTGCGTAATCGCAAAGCCCATTAGGCCGTCCTCACATGATGTTCTGACGCCGGGAACAAAACTCCAAATATTGAATCATGATGAAAAGGGCGCGGCCATATGTGGCTGGCAGGCAACTATCGACTATTTCTGCGGCGAGAATGGCACAGTAGACTGGGACGATAACCCGACTGAGCCGCCGCCACATTGCGGCTAATCAACGCTCAGTTCTGGAAATGATAAACCCGCAGGGGCCTTTCGGCGTGTCCTGCGGGTATTAAGTAACCTGCGCTTGGCGATCAACCCAAGCGGCCTCTGGTGAGGTCTTAGAGTGCCAGACCTACGGCAGCCTTCGCTGATTCGGACTAGCGGAAGGATTATAGCGTATTCCTGGCTATTTGTCACCCGAGGTCTTAGTAGCGAACTGCCCTGCCTTCCACTCTGACTCCTTTTTCGGCTTCAATTGGCCGCAAGCGCCGCAGATAGTGGCGTCGATAGTTGCCGATTGCTTAGTACATTGATGCGTTTCAATATCGGGGCCGTTATAGTTGCATCTCATGCAGACTCCCCATGAAATGGCTCTAAATTGTGAATGGTCAGAATGCTTATATCCAGTGACAGCCTCGATTGCCGCCTCTGCAATGGCGGTTGAATGGCTTTCCTTGGGGTAAATCTTGTTATCGCTATAGGGCAGATCTGTCACGAGCAGCGGCGCAAGTCTCGCCTTCACGGCTTCTACCAACAGCTTATTGGGTATGGTCATTTTCCGGTTCCTCTGGGTATAGGGCCTTCATCAACATATCGTCGTTCTTCAGGAGGGAGCCTGCGCCAATGCGTGGGCGTGAAACTCTTGTGATCGGGCCAGTGTCCTTGGGCAGCCATACTTGCCTTAACCTCACGCGGTATTCCTTCCCATGCAATGCCCGGAGCGCGCCCAATTTCGCCGCCTGACATTTTTATTTCCACTATCTCAAGCCCGCGATCTGGTAGGGTTTCAATCGGCAACCATTTATTGATATTGTTGTCAGGCACGATCACCCTCCACTGAAATCATTGCTGCTCTAGCTTACGAACAGCTTCCTTATATTGCTCGGCTACCCTGAAAGCTTCTTCTGCCTTTTTGTGGTAGCGATCTGCATCTTCTCGAAAGGCAATGCCACTTAATTCGTAGTGCTTTATCTGCTGTTTTAATTGCTCTAGCGGGTCCACAATCCCTCCTGAATATTATCTCGGTTGCTCATCTGATGTTTCAATTGTGCGGATATAAGTCAAAACCTGCCGCAACTCCCATATATCTATCATAACACCAACGTGACTATCTTTGGCTTCATCGGCGCACAACTCTTCCATCTCTTTCACAACCGTATGAACGTCCTTACCTTTGCGATAATCATAGGGAATTTCAATCACTGCCATAGTTTGTCTCTCAGATTTAAGAAGCTAAATTATTTGTCTCTCGTTTTTCGTCAATTACGGCAATCTAACCCGATGTTGGTTGGGAGGGCCGGACTCGAACCGAACATTACTTTTCCAACACCGTTTGGAAACCTATTGATAGGCCGCAATGCAAACCTCCCCATAATCATCATATAGTTCAGTTCACCGTGCTTTCAGTTGCAGAGCCGTAAACTAAGGATTTAAACAATTCCTTGCATAAATCCTCTGGCATGGTGCGTATTACTAGCGGCGCTCCCTTTGAGCACAGGACAATGGCGACCCCCTCAACCTGCATATCAAGTGCGTCTGGTGAAATCTCTGCCATCATCTCGCGTAAAGTGGTCATAATAATCCTATCAGTTGTAGGGTTGGAGGGGAGTGGTGTGGCACTCTCTGGATTCCACACACGAACAGCGCCAGAGTCTCACTGATGCGTAGCACACTAAAGTCTCACTCCCCATAAAATCATCCAGTTATTGAGTTGCTTGCTTCTTCAGATACTCTCTGCCGCTGTCGGCCGCGTATTTAACAACCTGCTCGGCCTCTTGGCGTTTGCGGAGTATTGCCTTTTGTTCTTTTACGTCGTCATGCCGCGTAATGGACTTCTCAGATAGAAAAGCATTCCCGGCAGTGTCTAACGCGGCAATCAGCATCTTAATAATCTCACGGTCTTGGCTCATAACTTCTCCGAACAGTTGCTTCAGGCTTGTTTGGCGGTTTTGATAGGGCTTCCCATTGCGTTCATCACTTTGTCGAATTTCTCACGCGGTTCTTCCGTGATAGCCGCCATGACCGCTTCTTTCTTCTCTGGCGAATCTTTCACCGCCTCTTCGATTTCGGCAAGCATCTTGGCTTTTTCCTCGGCAGGGAGGCGGAAAGTGAAGTCTGCAAAGGTGCTATCAAAATCATCGTCTGCATCGCGCAAATAGAGCGGGTGAGCGCAGAGAGCATCATTTTCTGCCTCATATGACTCACGATTGCCGCCGCCAGTACGAGTATGCACCGTGACCTCTGTCATGTCGTCATTGACCCATACATCCCGAAAGCGGGGAATGCTGCCGGGGTCAAGATTGATCGCCGCCAGTAACCGGCCAGAAGCAGGATTAGAGCCGCACATCATGTTATATAGACTCATAAATTCTCCTTGTTCCTCAGATTGATTGTTGGTTAAGCTGGCGATCCGCAGTTGGAATTCCACAGACCGCCAGTGATGATGCACTTGGTACTTGCGCACCATCATTTTTAGCGCAGCACACAAGTCCAGTTTCATGTCTGCGCATACTGTCGCCACTAGCGGTTACAGCGACAATCTCTCCAATTATACGCTTTGCCATTCCACGAACACAACGACCATAAGCCTCATCATCTGGCAGATTAAACCATTCGGGATGATCATTGATTGTATGGCGTATCTGCCCCTCGACGCGCTTGCGCCAGAAAAGATACTCAGGTCTTATTTCTTTAGCCATACCCACCCCAATAGATAATACTGGTTACTTGTAACTTGTTCGTGTTTTTGCAGGAAGATCGTAGCGTGGCTTTGGAGGCAATGACGGCCTGCCAGGATGCGTATCAGCCTCATTCCGCCAATAGGAGCGCACTGCTTCATGAAAAGCCGCTAAAGTTGATTTTACCTTCGCCATATACTTCTTCCTGTCGGCCTTTTTGCGAGCATTAAAGTGAGCAATCTCAGCCTTTACTGCGTGTCTCTTCTTATGACTGCGCTTGGCTTTACGGGCGGCAATATCCTCAAGAGTCGCACCTTTATTGCGCTTGCGGGTGTAATTGCTGCTGATTTTAGTATAAACGAGCGCCATATACTTCAGTCTTCTTCAAAAACCTGTTTCATTATATAATGTTCAGCCGATCTTAGTAGCCAAACCGTCATTTTATAATCCAGAGGCCGTCCGTCCTTCGTTCTTAGCGAAACACTTCCTTCTGGAAAGTTAAAGGTATGCTCATCAGTCAGCAAATCTTTGTCTGGGTGCTCTAGTATGGTTGCCATATCATTACTTCGGTTTGCGTTTCTTCTTTTTAAACTCGTAGGTTATCTTCAATCCCAGAACGTCTAATATTTTCTTCGTCACAGGCTTCTTCAAATTCATCACCCTGCTGACATAGGAATAGCTGAGATTGTGCTTTGATGCGTATTTACGCACTCCACCGATTTTCTCAACTTCCCTAGCCAGCAAGTCCGCAACATCTTTATCATCCATTCCCGTATTATGTTGTCCTATCGGTCAACAGTCAAGGGTTATCTTTATTTTCCAACTTCGGCTGTATCGTGAACTCCTTCAATAAGCGTTCAGCCCGCCGGCACATGCGCACTTCATCCTGGTGGAATAAGTCAACAACCTCCTGAGTGTGCCTATCATCCGGGTGAAAATGCAGCATATGAAGCTCCCATGCCAGCCTATCGCGTATGTCGTTAGAATTGGTCATGGCATAATTCCCCGATCTGCATGCACCTGTCACACTCCTCAGTGATTCCGCTCCCATGGCACTCATAGCATGTCTCAAGGTAGTATCCTGAAGCTTGGCTCCAATCATCCACGCGCATAGTTCCTTGCCCTCTACAGCAGTCGCATAGGACGCATTTGCAGGGTTGTTGCTTTAGCGATTGCGGTATCTCGCTAAGATTCATTTGTCCTCCGAATACTCGTTAGGGGTGGGTATCTTATCTGCCGCTTCCTTCAGTCTAGCCGCCCGATCCGATAAATGCTGGACTACGAAATCAGCCGCTATCTGGGTGCATCCATCACAAATGAACACGCGCGGGCCAGCAACTAGGCACGACACCTCATGTCGCTCCTTGCTGCAAAAATGACAGCCAGTAAGCCACTTCTGCTCTTGATCACGCTTCCAGCGCCAGAATCTTTTTTGCAGCTTTTTAAACATACGTCTTCTCATCGGTTGAATCATTGCCCAGAAGAGCCTTCGTAATGCGCTCTATCGTTCTTACATCAGACGGCCTTGGATTACTTCCCGGCCCCATTACAAAGTCCGATAAGCCTTCAATTGGCCGATAATCCACAGGTGCATAAAACTCCACGCGCTTTATCGTACCGTCCGGGTGATACTCGAAAGCCTTCACGGTCGGGCATTTCCCTGTATGGATGCTCCCGCAGTAGCCGCAAGCGCCAAGATTATTCATGATTGACCGCCTTTAGAATCGTTGCTCATTGCTTCCAACCATTCCTGCAATTCTGCCTGATATGATTTAAGTTCCTCGGATTCAGCCGGAATAGACTGGAGAATTTTCTTCCGTTTTTCCCACAATTTTCCGCGCGCCAAAACATGCTGTACAATTTCTGCATCAATAACGCGAAGCTGCTCTACTTTGCTCACGATGAACCGCCTTCTATTTTAGTGATCTTATCTGAATGAGCTTTAGCCGCAGCCTCGCTGTAGAAGGTCTTATAGCCTTTGGGGTCGTCTAGGTCGTAAACAGTCCATGTTTGCGGGCGAGCGGGCGCAGATGTTTCTGCAACGATTTCCCGCTTCTGGCAGCCTAAAATATGGCGCACATTGGAAATAATGGTTTCTGCATCCTGAAGATGCTCGTGGATTACCTGCCTGTCGCTTTCACTCACAACGCTAATCTCACGCTGTTGGACTTGCGCATTCCAATCGTTGCATATCCTGGAAGCGATTTTCTCATCTGCACACTCACACAGGAAATTATATTTACCGCTCTCGTCAAGAACGCGCCTAACTTCCCAGAAGCCATCTTTATTTTCCCGCTTTGTGTACTGCGGATACCCTATCAATGTATCGGGAGATGACCCGCCTACGACCATGCGTCCATGGCCCTCACGTGTTGATTCACGTTCAGTCCTTATCACCTGGGCGGTATTCTGTTCGGCCTCGTGCTGGCGGATGATATCAATCACCTGAGCCAGAGGTATTTTCTTCTGGGGGTTAAAGCTGCCATCGTTTTCTTCGATGATGGCGCGCTCAAGCTTCTCTATCAGCGATACGGTTTGGTCGGTCATGCGACTTCCTCTTCTTCACTTTCACATCCAATTTCAACAACAGTCTGTATAGCCCCACGGTCTATGACAAAAACAACGTCCCCATCGGAATAATAGGTTTTATAAGGCTTCTGATTTTCGACAGCCTTACGTAGCATTGGCGTCAGGATTGTCTCACGGATTACGGCAACGTTTATTCCATGCTTTCTTTCGAGCCAGCGCAATACCGCATGGTCAGTGATAATTTCTTTAGGATCACCATAGGGATAAGACTTTATCCTTAAATCCCTTAATTCCTGTACAAGCCTTATCTTCTGGCGCACAAGCTGTTGACGCTGGGGAGAGTTTCTTTTCAGACCGGCAAGCTCTGAATCGATCTTCATCATGCTGCTAACGATTAGCTCCCTTTCCACATTGATTTCAGACATCGCCCGAACCCTTTGGCTGGTTGTGCATTATCGACGCATGATTTTGTTTTAAAAGCCTGTGCTTATATTTCTTTATTAGCTGATAGAGCTGTTCAACCTCCTTATCATCCATGTCGTTAATGGACTCACTGATGAAGCTGGGAAAAGCCTTGATAATCTCAGCATCAAGCCATGCTCTTGGTGTTATATTCATACGTCTGCCCTATCCCTCGTAGCGTTTTGTTCGCGCTTCTCTAATTCGACAATTGCACTGAGAATTTCATGGAGTGTGTAACCCTTGTCTAGCAAGCCATTCAGCGCCTTCTTGCTTTCTTCATTCATTTTCTTGGTGTTCATAAAGCCCTCCAGAACATTTACATCAGGCGGGTTGGCACAGGCTTGCATCAATGCGATCCTGAGTACCGTCAGGAAACCGGATAGCCAGCTTCCCATCCGTACCCACAGATTCCACCACTGCGCTTACGGGATTGCCCCTTGTTATGGTGATAACTTCCGGGGTGTAGGTGATTTTGTCATTTATCCACATAGTATTTTCCTTTGTAAAATGAAGTGTTAGCCGATTAATCTTTATCCCCACATGCCACCAAAACCTTCCTGTGAAGGCTGGCGCATGTAGTAACTGTATCTGTTAGCTTAATACCCCACTGCCGCTCCGTGCGGGTCATGCTCAGAAGCCAATCGTTAGTCGCTGGCTTAAGTTGCTTAAGTTCATCTTGCGTGAATGTTATCGTTACATCGCCCATGAGCACCCTCCCGTTAAATCGTTGTTAATTTGGTGATGATGTTGTTCCGCCCGGAGGCGCAGAGTTGCCATTGTTGGCGCAATCATCGCCAGCGTATGAGGGCAGGGGCGCTGAAAAAATTGTCAAACTGAGGAGAAAGAGTGTCAAACCGACTTTGGCGACACTGGCTAACCTATTGTAAAATATGGTGGGTGATGCAGGGATCGAACCTGCGACAAGCTGATTAAGAGTCACATTCTTTCCTTTATTTTTCATTGTCTTATTTCCCATAAAAGTGTCAAACCGATAACAACGAATCAATATGTTAGCTCTTTTTTGTCAAACTCTGGTGCTTGCGATCCAATGCTTTTGTGACGCGCTGCATGTTCTTTTTTACATCTGCATCGCGTGAATAGTGATGCCCCATACTCTCGGTCTTATCCCCCAGCGCGTCGGCAACAATTCTGTCGCTTTCACCCAGCTCGCGAACCTCGGTCGCATGGGTATGGCGCAATCCCTTTAAGGTGAGTCCTTTGTCGATTTTACCTTCCTCCTCAAGCCGTGACTTCAGCTTGTGCCAGACGCTATCTACACCGCTGCGCGTCCAGGCTTGACCGTAGCTGTTGGCGAAGAGGGTTTCTGCGTCATGTTCTGGTGCGCGCTCAAGAATAAGCTTCAGCGCCTTCGGGACCGGCTTGTAAACGGGATTGCCGGTCTTCTGCCGGTTAAAGTCGAACGCTTCCCCGGTAAATTTATCCTTGGGGAAGGTTATCATGTCACACGCATCCGCGCCGATATAGCGCAGGGTGGCAATCAGCGGGCGAAAGTGGGCAGGGGACTCACCAATAACGATACTGCATTCCTTCAGTGTCCACGGCCTGTTGGCGCGCGCCTTATCCTTCGGGCGCTTGACTCGCTTCACCCCCTTAGCGGGGTTTCCCTCCATATAATCGCGCTCCTGCCCCCAGGAGAACACGGTGGAGAGGGTGGTTTTCACTATATTGGCGAGATACCAGCTCTTTTTCTTCTGTGCCTTGTCGCGGATACGGACCACTAGGCCGGATGTAAAGCTCTTGAGCGGCATGTCAAAGATAGGCTCAAGGTAGGCAAAGCCCATATCGTACCATTTACGCGTTTTGGGCTGCAATTCCTTCCAAGCCGGGTTCTTTTTGTATTCTGCAATTAACAGGCCAAGCGACCCAGGCTTAGGTGATTTCTCAGTATTCAAGGCCGCTATCCGGGCGCATTCGGCAAAGAACTCAGCCGTGCCAAGCTTGAATGCGGAAAGGTCAACCTTCTGGCCGGTGGCGCGATGATAGCAACGCTCCTTGCCGAAACGGTCTTTGAAAACCTTGAATCCCTTGACTTTTACCCTCATAAATCGTCCAGCATTTCATCTGCGGTTTTATCGACACGGTGATTCTTCATCGCATCAATCCATTCGTCAAGGTCGCGTACATCCCATGACAGGCCAGCGCCATCATAAAGCCTGACGGGCTTCTTTGGACAGGCTGTAGTGAACCGGGAAAGCGGAATGTTGCAATACTCCGCCGCCTCATCCTTGGTAAGCAGCCTTTTTAGGGGATAATCGACCTTTATTAACATGGCTCACTCATTCTCGGCATGGGTTGGGTATTTTTCTTTCATATGGATTTCTTTCGCCATTTCGCGCTTGAGTTCTTGCCATTTACGGACGTTGAACATATGCGGCTCCTCACTGCTGGCCGGGATAACTAGCAAATCTTGATATTCAGGCTTTACCAAAGTTGTAAAATCGCTGTTCTCCGGTACGCCAATATTAAGATATTTCAATGCCGTCAGTAGCTTTGCCTTCGCGTAGCAAGCTCCATAAAGAGAAAAATAATGTTTCCCTCGAAAGGTGAAGACTTGTTTTTGTGATCTGGCTATTTCCATATGTTTCTCAGACAGCTACTATAGTTGCGTTATTTCGGCGTGATGTTGATGAAAGGCGTGGCACCTCCACCGAGCATATAAACGGGAAGCACCCCATCCCACTTCTGCACAGCTTCCCACTGGACGAGAGAAGCATTCTGCGTCAGGGCTTGAGCGCGTATCTGCATAGATTTGGCCTCGGTCTCAGCCTTGATAAGTGTCTGGGTAGCCTCTTCCCGCACCTGCACGGTCTTATTCTTTGCCTGTTCAGCCTCCTGAATAGCCCGCACCTTGGCTTCTACCGCACTCTCGAATTCCTTAGTGTAATCAATGTTTGAGACTTCAACACGAGTGACGACAACCCCCTTGGTCGCAAGAATGGTTGCAATAGTCTGCTGAATTTCTTGCTGCGCCTTTCCACGATTGCCGATCAGATCAACGGCATCCCATTTCCCTATTACACTCTTGAGTGTTCCCTGCACTGTCTGCGGAATAAGCTTCTCTTCCCAGCTAATACCAACATTCTGGTACATGTCGTTTGCATGCTCCTTATCCAGGTTGTAGTTGACCGTAATGTGAATCTTGGCCTGCTGAATATCGCGGGTATAGGTTTCCGCGTCGGTTTCCATCTTCTTCGTGCGAACGTCCATTTCCTCAATGGAGCTGGTGAAGGGATTATAGAAATAAATACCTTCAGGTAGCGATTCTCCCACAACCTTTCCGAAGTGAGTCTCAATACCACGATGGCCAGTATCAACAATGGTGACGCCAAGGCAGCCCTGTAGGCAGAACATCAAAGGAAGTAGCATAGCAATTTTAAGGTATTTCATTTTTAGCTCCTAAAGTTTGTTAAATTTTGTAAGTAGTATTTTACGGCCATTTGGCGAGCAGAGTGCCAGCGGCCACACGGCTATAAAGAAAGGCAATGTCAGAATTATCTTGATATCATTGCGCTGGATTTTCCTTGCAAACACGATGTTCGACAGAGCATTCAGAATGAACGCGGAACCCCCGGCCAGCCATAGCGCGTAAAAGATTCTCAATAATTCGTAGGCCATGTACCCTCCTGTACTGCTAGGCTGTTGCTGTTGATTCAGGCTCTTTCTCAAGCCTCGCCACGCCCACCCAAATATCCGTGCTGCTGTTGGGAATCCCCAGAGAAGCAAACACTTGGGCGGTGTTTTCCTCCGGCACTTCCAGAATAATTTGGAAAGCTTTCCGGGTAGGGATGGGCTTGTAGGCATGGAATACGGCGCTTATGGCTGTCATAATGGCTCTCAAAAAGGGATTTCATCCGATAATTCGTTTGCTGGCGCTGTCTGCTTCACGGGCGTTCGCTGCAACGGATCCTGCGCGCTCTGCCTCGGCTGCTTAGGCTTCACCGAAAGACTGAAAAACATGCCCTTCTGGCCATCCTTAATCCAGCCATTCAGCCAGTAATCAACCCCGGAAACATTAATCGAGCCGGTGTAATCGGGATGGGAGTCCTTATCTTTGCGCTCATTTTTGAACAGGCTGCCACTGTTCTCTCTCTGCTCATATGCCATTACGCATTACCCCTTCCCAGAAAGGAGGGCATTTTCTCAAGGCCATTGCCTGATATTGCGATAGCCTCAAGCTCCTTCTTCCGCTTCCCGCCGATCTGCACGAGGTCATCATAGAATTGCTTGTCGCTTTCCAGGAACTCGTTTATCTCGGCAAGATTCTCATGCCATGTAGCGGCGGGGTCGGCGCTCTCCTCAATCTTCTTCTTCAGCGCTGAATACCGCTTGTTTCTGCTGGTTGCCGTTTCCTGCTTGCCATTGCCTGCATTGCTGGCGGCATTACCATCATCATCTTCCCCGGCGGCGGCAACCCCGGTAATTGCACAGTAGGCATAGCGGCGGGCATAGGTGATTGCGCTGCCCAAGCCCTGCGGGTCGGCCTTTACAGGCTTAACCGGGTAAGTTCCGCGTATCCACTGGCCACTTGCATGCTGAAGCTGCGTAACCAGCGTCACATTGCCATCGGGGAAGGACTCGGTAATCTGCACCACGGACAAGCCATTTGCCGCCAAGTGTGGCCTTGCCGCGTCAATAACCGCCGGAAGGTCAGCGTACTTCGACTTGAAGAACGGGTTATTGGCGTCCTTCGTGGCGTGGGTTATGGAAGCCTGGGCCTTAGCAAGCGCTGCGGCAAGGTCGTTTATATTATCGCTCTGCATCATATAATTTCCTCTGTTTTCTCTACTTTAGGGTCTGTGAGGTTCTTTGCCTTGGCCGCTTCGATTGCCTTTAAAAGACCGGGATGCGATGGAGCGTCTGCATAAGAAACGAAATCCATTCTGTAGCCATCGGGATAATGTTTCTGGTAGTCGTTTTCATGGCGATCCTTGCGCGTTCCCTCAAGAATGCCTAGATCATGGCGCATGTATCCTTCTGATGAGCAAGCATGTCTACCAAGCTCTGTTCCGTCCTCTGCCATCGCAACAGCACTTAGGAAAATGCTATTGCCGCCATTATTAAAACCATAAATTATAGGCAATTCAGAAATAGGCTTATTGTGCGGATTAAAAACGGCGTATCCCTTACCCTGCATTTCATGCAGATGTTGGGCTTCGTATAAGCGGGCGGCGGCTTCTGTGGTCATAGGTCACTCCATCTCAAACTTCTGGTTACTTAATTGCTTTTGGATATTCTTCGTCGCGTCCGTATTTCAGGACTCTGATGACTTCCTTACTTCTCCACGCATTCCATGCTTTGATGATAAGTGCGATATTGTAGGTAGAGCGGCGCTGACCGGATAAATTGTTTTTACTGTCACGCAGCGCAAAGGTGTTTCTAAGTAGGAGAATCGGACTATCGGAATTCAGGTTGTTCCCATGCTCGATAGCCTGAAAGAAATTATCGGCTATATGCGGTGATGCGGCTTTTGAGAGAAGATAGTAGGTAAATGCCGCCACGCCTGCGCCCATGAGTTGCCGTGTGTACTTCAGGGAGATGGCGTGCTGGACTGCATTCACCAGCTTTTCGTTAGAAGTGGCTTCCTCTATGATTTCCTGATTTGTAACAGCGGCGGTGCGAGAGCTTTTTGACCATTCATTTAAATCGCCCTTATACTCATTGAAGGCAATTGATAAACGTGCGGCGGCGGCGAGTGTGGTGGTATTCAGATGCCCATGAAAGTGCAGAACATCGCCAATACTACGGGGCTTGCCTGTATCAATGGTATTCTTGGACTCTGACTTGATGCCCTTTATTACAAGGGATTCCACCGGGAGATTAGCGCGGATGATGGCGTGCAGCCGGTGCTGGCCGTCCAGAATATCGCCACCGCCATTGAAACGGATCGGAGTGCCATCAAATATCCACTTGCCCTTTTTAATATCGCTGGCAAGCTTCTGCACTCTGGTATTTTCCAGATGCCGGTTGCTGAAACTGCTATTGTCCAGCCATACCTTCGCCATCGCGGGGGTGATGGTAGTCACCTTGCAGGAAAAGGGCTGTTTTGTAGTTGAGGCCATAAAATTCTCTTCAACGATTCTCTGTATAAGTTAACTTACTCTCAAGGCACGTTCAGCGATCTCCGCCATGTCCGAAGCGCACTGGTTTTCGGAGTCCGATTCCGCGAAGTAGTCGATCACTGCCTCTAATCCCTCCCGCAAGCGCATCATCCGCGCACACATTTCTTTCTTCTCGCGTTCCCATTGCTCCTCCAGCTCCTCAATTTCTAAGACCATATGCCCTCGCGTTTCGGCTGCTCGACTACGCTGATTTTCGCACTGGCAAGTCCAAGCTGCTCACGTGATATTTCGATAGAGTCGTAAATCACACCTATGGCTTGCGGGTGCATTTTGCTCAGCTCGTATATTTTCGCCGTGTACCGCATCAAACCTTCAGCCAGCACGCGGGCTTGCATCTCAGGCGAGAACTCTTCAGGCTCTATGACATTGCTAATCATGGTTGCAGTACCTTTCCTCGCTCCTGATTCCAGCCAGCACGCCGGAGAAACCTATTTCCTGCGCCGCGTCTTCAAGCTTTGCCTTCATGGAACGCGCTACCGGCTTTACGTTGCGGGCCTTCTCCATGAGGTCGGGCCACTTCATGCGCGATATGATAGGGTGGTTCATACAGCCCCCGCATAATGGGTTAGTTCCTGGTGCTGGTGCGTTATGCGTGAGGCGGCTTCGTATTCCATCACTGCCTTCTCCGCTTCCTTGCGCTCATCATGGGTAAGCTCATCAAACGCTTCCTTCATGGCCTCCATGTCAATTTTCCACGTAGACGCCTTGATGAAGCTGCCCAGATTCCGCGTGATAAGCGCCTCGACGCTTTTCCATGTCGAATCAATCAGCGCCAAACGATGCTCGCCAGATTCGGCTATCAGTTCCATATAACGAAGGTTATCCATCACTTTGCCTCCCTATAAGTCCGTTCGATTGCCTTGAATTCGTCCACGTAGAAGCTGCACAGCACCCCGGCCAGCGCCGCGAAGAGAATCAGTCGTGAGGGTCGGATTGTGCGCGTCAT